GGAGAGTTCCCGCGGTAAGACGGGATGTTTTCGCCGTTGAAGTATTTGGCCTCGTTCAGGCGGTCGCCGACGCGGTTCCCGAACACCTCGTTCCAGCGCTTCTTGGGGATGTTGGTCGTCACCAGGAGCCAGCGCTTCTCCAGGACATTGAGGATGCTTCGTAGACGGGAATTGGAGGCGGCCGAGCGGAACCGATCGGTCTCCGAACCGATGTCATCGAGCACCGCGATGTCCGCTTCCAATAGGTCGCTGGAGGCGTTCTGAAAATCATCGTCGTCAGCCATCTCCGCCAGGCGCGGCCAGTCGCAGAACTCGATGTTGGGAAGTCGCGGCCCCCCCTTCTGGATGTAGCGGTCAAAGGCATAGTCCTTGAGGTAGCGCTTCACCTTGCGCGCGACATGGGTCTTGCCGCAGCCGGGCGGTCCGGAAAGCACCAGCCACGTCCCCTCGGAGCGGTCGTCGTTGAAGGCGCGGCGAATGAACCACTCGCCCCAGCCGGCGAGTTCATCGACGTCGGGGTGATGCTGGTCGAGGTGGAAGATGCGGTCGCGCCATTCCGGGTCAAATTCGACGCTGAGGGTCCTGATGGTGCCGGTGCTTGTTTGGTCGTTGTTCATTTTGGTTTACGGGGTACGAAGCCGGGGGGTCCGACAACTGGGCTGTCGTCGCCCCCCATGAGAGAGTTTCGGTAGAGCTCGGGATTCTGCTTCTGATAGCGCGTGATAGTGTTTTGTGATTCTTGTTTCACCTCGAAGAGTCCCACCCATCCATTGCTGACGGATTGCTCGAGCATCGCGACGGCGGTGACTGGGTTTTTGGCCAGGCGTTTGAGCTGGGCGTTGAACATGATGGTCCAGGATCCCGGCTTCTTCATCCGTCGCCGCACGAGCATCCACTCGGTCCAGGCGGTGTGAAATTCGGGGGTGTCGAGAACCACCGGAACGGGGTCGAGCGGAGGCTCGGGAGCTGGAGCTTTCGGCTTCTTCGGCGGCGGCCTTTTCTCCCCGTCCAACACCACCCCATGGTGGTTCATTGGTGGTTCATTGGTGGTTAATGGTGGTTCGGGTGCGATGGTAGCAGGGGTCTCCTGCGATGGTAGCAGGGGGGTACTGCTATTATAGCAGGGGTCTCCTGCTACCATCGCAGGAGTCGGCACAGGGCCAACCCCTGCTATAATAGCAGGGGTTGAGGGGTGGATTCGGAACAGATTCCGGGCCCCTTTCCGGTGCTCGATTGTGAGGTGCCCGTGGTGCTCCAGTCTGCGGAAGATGAAGGACACATGGCGCTGGCTGATGCTGGCTCGGCTCATGACGTCGGCGACCGATGACCAGCACTTCCCGTCGTCATCCGCCCGGTCGGCCAGGGCCAGCAGGACCGCCTTCTCCCCCCCTGACGCGCACGTCGCTTCAAACGCTCGGTTCAGGAGTGGAATGCTCATCGGTGATAGCTCGCGATAGGGCGTGATTCTGAGAGTGAGAGGGCGTGATTCTACGAGATGCCCTGGCTGGCCTTCCCGCGTCCAGCGCAGTTGCCGTGGGAATCCTTCAAAGGACAGAGCCAGTTGGCCGCTCGCGGCCTCGCACAGGTCGATCAGGGACGTGGTGTAGGTGGGACTCTTTTTAGGGCCGAGCTCGCGGAAGCTGATGGATTTATCGTGGACCGTGACGAGCCATTGGGCTCCGGTGACCTCAATCCGCCGGTAGGACTTGTTGCGCTTGCGGGGAGTGCTCACGGCCTGCCAAGGTCAGGTGTGGTCTGTCTCGCCTTGGAGGCTTTGAGGGCCAGGCACAAATTGTGAATGTCCACCAAGCTCAGGCCCTCGGTCAGGTGGGCTAGAGACTGGAGCTCCCTGGCAAGTTCGTGCGCCTTGGAGCCCTCGGCCAAACGACCCAACAGGGTATTGGTTGAATTAAGGGAAGCCCGGACGCCGCGGTTCAGTTCCTCGTTTTGTTTAAGGACCCCTTCGATCTGAGTGAGACGGCGTGTGATCGCCTCGAAGGGCAGGCTTATCTCACTCAGAGCCTTGAGCATTTGCATCTGCCCCAGGCGCAGTTCTTGGAGAGAAGCCTTCTCGGGTGTTTTCCGCTCATCGTTCAAGGGCAAGATCAGCTCCCCGTTCTGGGCCGGGACATTCACTGGCTCCACCCCAAGACCCAACCACCGGCATATCTCCAGGAAGGTGACCACCCCGCAGTTTCGGAGTTTCAAAAGTTCGGTCCCCTGCACGGCCTTCATTAGCTCCTCGCGCGACTTGATTAGTCTGTGGTAGATCACGCCGAGGGCGCGGACGGATAGCCCATGGGACCATTCCGTCATTGCGCTGGCCAACTCGGCCGCGGCCAGTCTGTAACGCCTTTCGGCGCCCCCGCGGCCAATCCCTAGTTTTCCACCAATCTCACTGAACGTCTTCTTCTCCACATCGCGCATGCGCAGGATGCGGGCGTTAGCTTCCGCCTGAACCTTCCTCTTCATTTCCATGCCCCGCACACACTCCAGGGCATAGGCCCGGCGACCCGGAGGAATCACCTTCATGGGGTCAAAGGAGCTCATGTACTGAGGGGGGTAAGGGATTCTCGGCGGGCGATGGCGGCGTTGGCCTGGAAGATCGCTTCCTCCAGGTGGGTGAGCGCCAGCGACTGCTCGCGCGAGGGCGGGGTCATCTCGACGATGTCCTTGGCTAAACTGTAACCCAGGAGTCGGAGCCTAACGTACCTTTCCTGCTGGTCATCCTGGGGCGGATGATAAGTGAAGCGGATCTTGAGATCCCTCTCCAGGTCGGGGCTCAGTGGGTAGCTCTTGCTTGGGGCAGTCTTCATTTTGGTGTGTGTTTTGCAGTCTACAAAAGAACCCGCGGCCCTGGCATGGGGCCAGGTGCAGGTACTCCTCAAAAGATCGAACGAGGTACCACTCGTGCCCCAACTTGTGGAGCCAGGCGGCGACGGCCTGCTGGGTAGCGCTGAGCTTCCCTTTGCGAGCTTTGCACTCGACCGCGAAATTGCGGCCGTTCTCCGCGTAGATGATGAAGTCCGGCGTGCCGGCCTCTTGGGTGGTCGGCTGGTCCATCCGGCTGTGGACGTAGTACCAACCCCTCCGCTGGCAGTCCGCGATGATCTGCTCGTGCAACTTGGCTTCGGGCCCAGCCGGCGCCTCGGAATCCCCACCGCCCAGTTTGAGCTGGCGAGCCAGGAACTGCTGATACTCGAATGGGCTGAGGTTTGGCATGGCTCAAAAGGGGACGTCGTCTTCCCCCTCATCCTCGGCGGGTGGTGGGGGTGCTGTCTTGCCAAGCGGAAGGCTGGGTGTGCTGGCCGCCGTGGGGTACCGCACCGTCGGGGGTGGCTTGGTGGGTGGAGCTGGCCGCGTATCCACGGGCCCCAAATCCATGGGCTCCACCTGCCCGGTCATCGTGATGATCGGAATGCTTTTCTGATTGTATTCGTAGGTGCGGGCTTCCATCTCGCCGCGGGCCATGACCCAGGTCCCGGCCTTGAGCGCCACCATCTGGTCCTGGTTCTGGTAGCACTTCACCTCCACCTTCGGGCGAAAGGATTTCTCCCCGTAGACAATCTCCGTTCCCTGAAGGTTGATCGCGATGCAGCGCTTCCCCGTCTTGGTGGTCAGGTCGGCCACGCGCGTCACCTCGCCAATAAAGAAACCGTAGGGCTTCATAGGAGCTGCTTCTGCGCGAACCAATGGGGCGGTGAAATCTCCAGGGGGCCCTGGTCGTAGCCTTCAAATTCACCAGTGGTCGTACACCGGGCGAACGTCTCGATGTCGGTGGCGATGGCCTGGCGACCCAAGTGAACGAAATCGGGGCTGAGCCGGTAGCACGCGACCAAATACGGGGGCCGTTTCTCGACCGCGAAGTAGATCATCTCGTTGCGTTGATCGTCCGGACAAAGGGCATTGTGCAGGTCCAGGTAATGCACCGCTTGGGCGAAGTACCGGCGTTCGGCGGCTGCTTTGGAAAACCCCGCGGGCGAGGCGTCCAGAGCGGTCTTGAGCTCCACCAGGAAGTCGGAGTTGTCCGGGACGAAATCAACGCGCCCCTTGATCGCCACCTCCCCGTAGGGCGTGCTGCGAACATCGAAGTAGGACACCTCGGAGTGACCCGCCCGCAGGAGGAGGTTCGCCAAGGGGTGTCGGGCGATGTTGCGCGCTCCGCCGACGGCGGCGTCGTATTCGGCCTGCGTGACGATCGTCATCCCCATGCCCTCTTGTTCGTCCCTCCACGCCTTGCCGATGGCGTTGGTAAACGCCATGCCCTTGGGCCTAATCGCGATTTTAGGAAGCCGGTGACCGGGCTCCAGGGTCAGCGTGTGGGTGAGGCTTCCCAGTGCTAAGGCTGGCGCCGTGGGCTTGTCTTCCTCCTCCTCCTCCGGTGCCAGGAAATGAGCCGGCCGTGGGTGCAAGCGCTTCATCGCCGAATGGCTCAGGCCGGCATGATTAAAGTAATCCTCGTCCGACAGGTTGCGGACCATCTCCCGGCGGGGCACCTCGGCGTTGATGAGATTCACTGGGGCAAGGGCTCGGGCTCAGGGGGTGTCGGGGGGGGTGTCGTTGGTTGCAGGCTGCGCACCAGGGCGCTGTACCCGCGCAAGCAGGCCGTGATGGCGGCGGGCTCGGTGGCCTCAATCTCTTCCAAGCTGGAAAAGCTCTGGTTGGCCTGGAGAAACAACTCGTGAATTATTCGGATGAACTCTGGCTCCTTGTCCCGAATGCCGTCCTTCTCGAGGCGGGCTCTCAATTCCTGGGTGATCGTCTGGACCGGAGCGGTCGCCACGGGCTCGGTGTTCCTTTTCCGGGGAGTCGCAGTCTTCTTGGGCGTGGCTGACTCTTCACCCGTCGGGGAAACCGGGAAGGCTTCCTTGACCGTGGAGATCCCATCCCGGATAGCCGCGTAGACTTTGCGCAGCGTTCTCAGTTCAGGATCCGTGGTGGCCTCGAGCCGGTGCTGGAGGCGTTCCTCGATCATCTCGCGCGAGATCCCGAAGGTATTTTGGAAGGCCACCGCCATGTCCCGGATCCGGTCCGCGATCGGCTTGCCCCCGTCCGCCCGCGCGAGAGTCTTGGCACATTCCTCGATCGCCTCCTCGACGACGTCACCCGGGATGACGGCCAGGATGCAGGCCCGCACCCGGCGCTGCGCCTGATTGGCGAGCAGCTCATAGATGTCCCGTTCATCCGTGATCGCGTACCCGCCCCCTTTCGTATCGCGCCAGTGCCTAACATTGAAAACGATGCTCTTGCGGGAGTTGGTTTCCAGGTCGATGGCCTGGGTCAGGACGACACTCTCCCCTTGCCGGCGCTCCACCTCGAACCAGCTCACGTCCACGTTCCCCCAGTTCTGGGCGATGGCTTCAGCCAGGCGCACCGAGGGCCCGCTGATGATGGAATCCCCGCGCTTGTAGGAATATTCGCTCTGCTCGGCCAGGCGGGGGCGACCGCACGCCCGTTTGATGCGGCCCAAGGCGGCCATTTCATCGCGGGGGAAGCGCTTGGCGGCCAGCATGGACATTTGCACCATTTGGGCTTCACGACCCGCAGTAACAGTGACCATGCCGGCACTTTGAGGTGTCGGGTGGGTCACCTCGGGTTCGAGGACTGTGGGGAGGTTGGAACTCATTTAGATAGAGGAAGACTGTTGCGCTACAGTAGTGATCCCGCCCTTATTAGACGGGGCTTTGGTGACCCTCGACTGTTGCGCTACAGTTAGGGAGACGACAAGGGCAAAAAAAAAGCGGAAGGCGGCCATTTTACTTGAGGGTCGAAGTGGGCGGGAGGGCGAAGCGGCCACACACGCGCCGGTAGTGCTTGCGGTAGAAGCGCTCCTGCACCTGGACCATCCGTAAGAGCATTTCCAAGCTGGCACTGCCCCGGAAGCGGACATCCGCGATCATCTCTTTGGCCAGGTCCTCCGCGAAGAGACGCAGCGTGGTGTCATCGACACCCCCCTCCACCAGGCGGGTATGGAGCTGTTGTATCTGGAGGGTCTTCTTCCGGATCCGCCTCACCATTTCCTGACCAGGAGTGGAACGACCGGAGTGTTTGAGGCGGATTATCATCTAGTTGCTCTTCCTTACGAGGTGTTCCAATCCGCGAATCAGGGCCGTGTTGAGGCACTGGTTTCGGTTGAATCCCGCCACCGTGTAGCGCTCGCGGAGTTGGGCGATCAGGTCCCTGACCTCGGGACTGGGCTGAATCGTCCAGAGGCGGCGATCCTTGAGTACCTTCGGAACTGACTTCTTGGCGGCCATAATCAACTCGAGTTTAACCATTCAAGATTCTGATGGCGATCGGGTGACAATCAGACAACGCAAACGCACCGGAGTCCGCAAGGAAAAACGGATTTAGTCTTACGATGAGTTGTTCACAGCTATTCACAGGTTCTCATACGTACTACTATGTATTGCGTGCAATGCTTGTATTGCGTGCAATGCCGAATTGAGTTGCAAAGCCCGCCCGGACGTGAGTTAATCTGGCCTTGACTAGCAGTCTGTCTCCGCAACGGAACATTGGCACTTTACCCAAGTCCCCATGAGTCGAAGAACCGCAAGAACCGCTAAAGTAGGAAAAATCAGAAAGGAACCCCGCAGTAAAACAATTCGCCGTCGCCTTGCGCTGCAAGCGGCGGGTCCCACTGGTTTGATGGTCGCCCGGCATTTAGGCCTCTCCCCCATGGCGGTCAGTCTGGCCATGAACGGCCGTCCCGGGATCTCGGCGGAGACCGCCAAGAAGATTCAAGATTACGCCGCCGAAGTCGGGTACCAGCCCAGTGTGGCCGCCCGCACGATGGCCCTGCGCTCCCATGCCCGGCTGCGCTCTGGCACCGCCGGGGTGGTGATCGTCGAGAACGATTATGACATGCGCGCGATCCTGGCGATCTCGGTGATTCAGGCCGCGGGCTTACTGCCCTTCGTGATTGTGACCAACCCCAAGACCTCCGTGGCCAACATCTGCGAGAAGCACCGGCCCGAGCTCCTAGTGAACCTGACCGAGGAAGACCTCCCGGAAGGCACGTGGGTTCTCTGGCGGGCTCCTCGGGGAAGGTTTTGCAGTAAGCTGGCCGAAGTGCTGGCCAGCCTACCTGGGGCCCTGGAGCAAGTGGCCTAGTCGCCGCCGAACCTGATGTTCTGCGCCATTCGCTTGGCGTGCGGGCTCGAGATGTTCCCATAGACCTTGCCCACCAAGGCTCCGCCGTCCTGATGCCCCAGCCAGCGGGCAATGGTCATGTAGTCGATCCCGCCCATGACACTGGAGGCCGCATAGTACCGACGCAGGTTATGGAACCCGCCCAGGGAGAATCCGGTCGTCTTGCGCAGCTTGAAATCCTCCACCCCAAAGCTCGAGCAGCGCTCGAGCGGGTCATGGACCTTCGGGAAAAGCCATTTGGATTGCCGCCATTGGGGTAAGGCTGCCCGATCGGCCTGCATCTTGAGCAGGTGCTCCTTGAGCTTGGGGTTGAAATCGACCACGCGGGCCTTGCCATTCTTGCTGACCCCGGTCGTGCCGAAGTTGACGTTCTCGTTGACCCAGTCGATGTCCTCCCACCGCATCGCTGCCGCCTCCCGCCAGCGGGCGCCCGTGAAGGCCAGGAACCAGACGAAGTTAATGAGCCGAGTGGAGGCCCCTTCACTGAAGGCTTTCTGGGCCGTCGCCGCCTGGACGGCTTGGACGTAGCGTTCGACGTGGTCATGGGTGACCAACCCGAAGACCTTCTTTCGGTACTTAATTTTCTCCACGCCCGTGGTGAAGTCAGACTCAATGAAGCTCCGATTGATGGCGAAGCGGACGACGCACCGCAGGTAGGCGAGCTCACCGTTGATCGTACACCCTTTCCGGTCCGACCCCTTCATCCGTTCGGTCATGTAGGATTGGATGATCCGGGGAGTGAGTTTAACGACGGGGGTAGTCCCGATGGCTCGGCAGACGCGGGCCAAGCCGGAGGCTTCCATGGTCTGGGTGGAGGGCTGCTTTTCCTTCATGACCCGGTTGTGCTCGAGGTACACCTTGCACAGCCAGTTGAGATCGCGCGGCACGTTCTTAGCTCGGGGCTCATTGACCACGGGATTGGTGAAGGTGGGACGGTCGGCCAACTCGCGGACCGGCTTGATCTGGCCATCGAGGAGTCGCTCGCGGAATCGCTCCAAGGCGGCGAAGGCTAAGGCTGTCGAGTGGAAGCGGCCGAGGGCCCGTTTGGTCTGGACCATTTCACCCCTCGCATTGGGGATGTCGGCCTGGACGTAGTAGAGGTCCTCGCCCCGGACCCAGAGGCCGCGGATGGGAGTACCGTTGTCGTCCCGAGCGGGGAGGTATGGGGTGAGGTTTTTTGAGGGCTCCTTAAAGAAAGGGGCCGCCGTTCTCGTAGTCGTTTTGTTAGTCCTGGTCTTCATCATGGTTTCAATGAATTTCTGACATCAGTTACTTAACTTTTCAATGAATCAATTCTATTGCAAAATGCCCGATCAACAGCAAACAGTAAGGGGTAAAAAAGGCCAAAACTCGAGCAAACTCGAGCAAAAGTGACTTTTAATTTTTCTGTCCTCATTCGGGCACGAATTATTTTCAGGCTGCCAAAAACCACCGATTTCCTCGGTGTTCGGCGGCCAATGGAATCAGGCCTCGGATTCACTTTCAAGCCTGAATAATTCGCTATCACGTTTTGGTAACAGCCGTGGAATGAGGGCTCTAAACTGTAGCGCTAAAGTGAATCACTCACTATCACTCAAAAGAAGCAAAATGACCGTTTTGGGGGTCTCGATTACAGGGGTGTTTTGCTTCTTTCACTCACCCATTTCCACCCCATTTCTAGCTCCGGAAAGTCATCCGCCCAGCAGCCTCCGCCGAAGCGAACTTTGGTGGGCATGTAGCACCCGCAACCGAGCGGGGACCCGGGGTAAGGCCGGCACTGGTGGAGACTACGGTTGTAGACCGGGCAACCGGGGCAAAGACGGAGCAGCCGGAGGGTCTCCCGCCGCCCCCGCCAGGAACGGAAGGACAGGAGAAGTTGGAGCATGGGAACCAGCCGCAGCCGGCGAGACTCAGCTCGCATCACCAGACGCCATTCCTTGAAGCGCTTGAAATTCATTGGAGCCCGAACCAAGGTGACTGTCATGGCACAGCGACGCAGCAGGAAAAAGAAGGCCATGCCCAAGGCCCTTCACAAGTTGCAGGTACTCGACCGCGAGCCCGAACAAATCGAGGAGGATCCCATCCTGGATGCGAGCTTCCTAATCGAGTCCTCCGCCATGCAGCACCAGCATGGGCAAACCCCCATCGACGTGATGCTGGCGGAGCGGAACATCCAAGTCAGTGAAACGCAAATGCAGGGGTCGCGGGACGCCGTTCGGGCCTTGGTTGAAAATGGCCTGGTCTCCCACATTGTCCTCTGCTGGACCCAGGAGTTGGCTCTCGCCCGACTCGAGTCTGAGGAGTGGACCAAATGGATCCGGCGGGTGACTGCCGAAGGGAAACATCTCCGAGCCTCGGTCTCCATCAGGTACGGCGAATACCGGCGCAACCTGGCGAAGTCACAGCTTGCCATTGGACAGGCGATCATCAACGAGGTCCGCAAGTCAGCCATCGACAAACCGACCCGGGCGATGGTCCAATCCTTCCTTCCCCGCGGTTACAATCCCCTCGCCACCACGATCGCCAATGGGCAGAACCCGCTGGTCGAAGGAACCGAACCATCGGGGGCAGAAATTGCCAATGGCTTCAACAAGGCCGAAGCCGATCCCCTGACCAATCTTTCCGAACTGGCTCCCTCCGCAAAATGAAGGTTCCCTTGGACAGGATGCCCCCCTTCCTCTGTCGCGCCTACGCGCACGTCAGCTTGGGGGGAGGCCATACCCGGCCGAAGAAGGTGGGTGAGATTGCCCGCGACTCCCGACTGTCCCTGCGCTCGGTTAAGCGAATCTCCCGGCGAACCACCTGGGCCGGCATGCGGGTCTCGATGGCGTTCCAGTTCGCGGAGGCCTGCGGGGTTAACCTCATGTCGCCAACCAGGGCCATCAAAGCGCTGCGGCGCCCGTGGGCACGCGCGCACTGGCGGCACAATGAGCGGTACGAGTTGTTTTACTCGAAGCTCTTCGCGGAAATGCAGGGGAAGATCAAAACAGGGGCATCTCTGTAATGTACCGCTTAGGCGAGGGTGGTCCGCGCCGGCCGTAGGAGGGCCCTTCAGTGGTGGCCGCCTCTTCCATCATCTCGCAGTAGATCGGGTAGCTGAGCGCATCGAAGATGTGCTTGTGCGGGTTGGTGGTCTCGATAATGGACCGGTTGGACTGGCCTGGCCGGGGGCGCCGTTTGTTGATCTCCCGAAACATGGTGATCGTGTTGAGGCAATGCGCTGACACCAGGATCCGGCCCTCGGCGACGAGGCGTTGCAGGAGCTGGACCCGTTTGCCCACCGCGTTGGGAGCCTTGGCCTCGTAGGCGAATTGGAGTTGGAGCCGGTTCCCGCAGACGTTCTCGACGATGGCCGCCTCGTTCTGGGGGTTGGTGGAGCTGAACCGTTCCAGGGAACTGTCCGACCAGGCGACCCATACCATGGTGTTCTTCTTGTTGCAGATTTCCTCCAAGGAATCCATCTGGTGACTGACATCGGAAGCGAAGTCCCACAGGTAAACCTCCTCCCCCAGCGACACGGCTTCATCGAGGACGTCCCAGCAGAGGAGTCCCTTGGAGTTCCACCGTTTCTGGAGGATGGCGACCGCGTGGTTCACCTCGCCCGTATCCCAGCCGATGTAGAGGGTGTGGCAGCCGTCGGACGGGTTGAGGTATTCGCTGTTCTCGTCGTTCTCACGGGTTGTGCCGGCCACATGGGTCTCGACCCGGAAGCCGGGGAACAGGCGACGCCCAATGCCGCCCTTCGTCCATTTGCCCTCCACGAACCGGGCCCAGCCGTCGGGATCATTGGCGTAGGTGGCGCGGAGGTCGGCGAGCTGCTGCGGATCCAGGAAGGGGTTGTCCTTGAACTCGAACTCGTAAAGTTTGAGCTCCTTTTGCCGGCGCCGGAACAGCGCCCGGTCAGCCTCGGTCTTGCAATACTCCGGGAAGTCTTTGGCGACCCGCTCCTCGTACCAAATCTTGTAGGCGAAATGGTCTGCCCCAATCTCAGGCGGGTTGGTGTCGCTGATCCACTGGTGCGATTCGTAGGGCAGCCCGTACATGCGGAGCTGCTGGATGCTCAGGTCGAAGACGGCCCGGGACTCGAAGTTCTGGAGCTCCGCGAAGTAGATCAGGCTGAACCGGGTGTTGAGCAGCTTGGCTTCGATGTCGTCGTCGAAGTCTAGGGAGTGCAGTTGGATCTCCGATTCCCCGCCCCAGAAGTTCCGGATCCGGAAGTAGTGCATCCGCGTCGCGCCGTCGATCTTGGGCTCAACCGTGAACTCCATCATCCCGTGCGGAGAGGACATGCCGTCCTGCAACCACTCGCGCAAACACCACTGGACGTCGGACCAGATACCCTGTTTTCCGCTCTTGGTCGTCTTGGCAAACATGGCCACGCGCGCGTCCGGGGTCTCCCAGGCGTGACGAATGATTCGGTGCAATGCCGCGGTGGTCTTGGCCGTCCAGCGGGCGCCCGAGAGGAGCAGGTACCGGGACGTACAGTTGAACACCTCCAGTTGCTTCGGCGACAGGGTCGGGACCCAGAGCCCAGATTTAAGGAGCGGCATTCGGGTTACGTTGTTCGCTATTTATGTGTAGCGCTACAGTTGGATCCCCTACAACCTCCCAAATCATGAGCACCCTGGACGCCGAGGAGATCACGGATGCGCTTGTGGACTGCAAACCCGGGGACACCGTGACCCTAAGCATCACCGGCACCGTCACAAGCGACATGACCATCGAGGTCGAGTCAGTGACCAAAGAGGATTACGAACACGAGGAGGGCCCGGAACCTGAGAAGATGCCGCCAGGCGTGGCCGGGCTCATGGGTTCCAAAGCGCCACCACCTATCGAAGACGAGTAATGGGTCTCGAGGATTACAACACACCGCTGGAGTCGGAAGAGGAGGTCAAGTTCCAGACCTGGCTGGCCGATCAGTCAAAAACCCGGGGCAAGGATCTGAGCCGGGACCTGGAGGACTACGACCTCCGTGGATACTGGGCGAGCGGCGCCGGGCAGGACAGCAAGACGGGGCATGGACCGGACACTTTCAAGAAGCCGAACCACCCAACCTTCAGTGACGAGTCGAAGTATCATGGGGTAAAGGATGCGGCAGGCCGGAAGCTGCAAGGCGGTCGGTGGATCGGAGACGACGACATGGGATGGTCCTTTCAACCGTCGCCCGCGATGGTCAGCACCCCAGAGTCGCGCAGCCAGCTCCGCCAGTATTTCGCGGACTACGAGCCCGACGTCATGTTGCTCATGCCGCCCGCTCACGTTCGCCCGCAGGCTCAGTCCCGGTTCGGGCCCAGTGGATTTGATAAGTACCGCGTCCGTTACGACACCGACGAAGTGCCCAGCGGTGTGGCGCGTCTCGTTGGACAACCCTAACTATCGTGCCAGTTGAACTCGAAAAGCTGAAGGCGGCCGGGATCACCGAGGAAAAGCTCAAGGCCAAGTTCGATTACACCAAGGGCGGTGGCTGGCCCGAGGATGAGAACGTCAAGGCGCTGGTCGTGCGCCTGCAAGGTAGGATCCAGGACGGGCGGACCTGGAACTATGCGAACTACAAACTCTATCACGCCATCGACCTTTTATGGGAGACACCATTTCGCGCCCAGGACGAGGCGCTTCTGCGCTCACTCGAACGGAGGGATTGGAACAAGGAGGAGAACCGCGGGATACTCAAGGAGTGGGCACTCCAGCACCTGTTGACCGAGCGGCAGGATCCCAAGACCGGGAAGAAGGAACAGATCCTCAACCTGCCCAAGTTCCTAAACGTCGTTGTCCCCCTGGCGTCATCTGCCACCAAGACACGAGCCGGCCGGCTGACCATCGACCGGATGCAGTTCCCGCTCTTCAAGTACGAGCCCCGCAAATCCCTTCCGAAAGATAACGCCCGCTGCGAGGCGCTTACCGACTACGTGGAGACGGTGACCGAGTGGTTCGATTACCGGAACCAGCTTCAGCAGAATATCCTCAAGACCTGCCAATACCCCAACCAGCTCACCTTCGTCCGGGAGGCGTGGTACCGGGAGGAACAGGCGGGCAAACTCCAGAAGGAAGGTCTGCGCTACAGCCTACCCCATCCGACCAGGGTCTATCATGACCTGACCTTCCCGATCTCATCGTTCAACACGGACATCGGCTGTCAGTTCGCCGGCTACTGGCAAGTCCAGGCCTACCGCAACATCCGGGAGAACAAGCGGCTTTGGAACGTTGAGAAGATTGCTCTTGGCCCGAACTGGCGCGGCCCGAACACCACCTTCTTCAACACGGTCTACCCCTGCACCCTGGTCCCCTGGCCCTCGGAGCCCGGGATCACCCAGCTCGACCGCGAGAAGGCCGCGACCATCTACTTCCAAACCCAACAGGACGACTACGGCATCGTCCTCACACAGCACTTTGAAAAGATTGTCCCGAAGGATTGGGGCCTGGGCGACTACTCGGATCCGGTGTGGTTCCGCTTCATCGTTGCGAGTGACATCACGGTCATCTTCGCTGAACCCCTACCCTCCTGCCCGATTCAGTATTGGGGGTATGACCCCGACGATTCCCGCACGCTTTCCTCCTCGATGATCCTGGAGGCGGCCCCCTGGGAGTATCTCGTCACCAACCTGCTCACGACTCTCATTATTGGGATAAAGCAGAACCTGGCGAACCTGACCTTCTACAACTCGGACGTCGTCGATGAGACGATAATGAATTCCCTCAAGGACGTCACCGACGCCAACCTGCAACTGCTCCGGATGGTCCCGATGAGCTTCCGCAAGCAGCGCGCTTCCCAGAACGATGTCCGCGAGTCAGTCCTGCCGATCACCCTGCCCCAGCGCGAGACGGTCTCGGTCATGTCGGCGATCAACATGGCGATCAATCTCATGGAGCGCTGCCTGGTTATGAGCCCGCAGGAGGCCGGCGCCGCCGCGAGCCATCAGCAGAGTGCCGAGGAGATGAAGATCATCTCGAACTCGATGAGCACCCGGCTGGAGTACACCGGCCTGGCCATCGACCGCGCGATCGAGGCGTGGAAAAGGCAGCTCTACTATTACATCATGGCCTACGGATCTTCCGAGGTCTATGCCGAGGTAACGGCCGATAAGATCACCAAGAAGCAGCTCGAGGACATGGGCTTCACGGTGGATGAGACGGAGAGTACGGATGAACATTTCGTGGTTCGCGGGAAGAAGGACACGCTCCAGATGGAATACTTTGTGGCCAGCAAGGATGGTCCCAATCGGACCAACGGAGCGGCAGTGGCTCAGGCGATGGTCACAATACTGCAACCGTTGGCACCGCAACTGGCGGCGTCCGTCGGGCCGGAGGAAGTAACCAAGCTCTTTAACCAGTGGGCCGAGACCGCGGGACTACCGCGGACCTTCCGGCTCAAGGCCACCCCGGGGCTCCCGCAGAAGGAGCAGGAGATGATGGCCAAGATGGGTGAGCAGATGGCCGGGGCCATGCAGCAACAGGAAGCCCACGTGAAGGAAGCCTTCACGGCCCAGGCCCAAGCGATGCAAGGGATCCAGCAGCAACTGGCCCAGATGGGCGAAGCGATTCAACAACTGGCTCAGGTCGTTCCCGGCCTGGCCCAACAAATTCAAGCCGTCGAGGCCGAGCTACAACCGCTCAAGGAGGGGGTCGTGCAAGCCATCGCCTTGGGTAAGAGCAACCAGGAGGTAACCGCGAAGTTGGCAGCCTTACTGGCCTCGGCGGCCCCTCAACCGATCAATGACGACACCGCAGGAATTACTGGCGGAGGCCTCCCAGGACATCCAGGAGACATGGCTATTCCCCCAGGGGCTGAACCCCTCGGAGGTGGAGTCCCTCCGGAAATGGTTCCGCCTCCCGGAGGCGTCCCTCTTCCGCTCGGCCCTTAAAGCCAGGTGGCAGCTCTTCGCTCTGGACTCGGGCTTGTTCATGACCCGGGAAGCCGGCGCTGCGGCTACTCCGATCCAAGGAGAGTCGAACCATATCAAAGCTGCCAAGGAAGCCGCCGCCGCCGCCTCGGTGATGAGGACAACTATCGACGTGCTCGACTTCTACACCGCCATAACTGACCCAGAATCCGCGACCGCTCCCGATAACTACCTCTTCCGCCTCACGCTGAACGTTCCGAGCGCCTGATTTCACCATGCCTGATCCAGTTACACCCCCAGTCGCACCCCCAGCGGGTGACGCCACAGACACTCCACCTCTGGATCTGACCGCCGATCAGATCATGGATGGCCTATGGGGCAGTGCCGCCCCCAAGGCGGCACCACCCGAGAAGCCCAAGGAGCCACCGAAAGCCGGGACAAATACGGACACACCCCCTGCGCCCGAAAAACCCGCGGGAAAAGTCACCCCCCAATCGTCAAAGGACGGGGAGCAATCGTCAAAACCCGCGGTGCAATCGCCGACGGCCGACGACATCGCTGACCGGGTTGCCCAGCGCCTTAAACCAGCCGCTCCAGCGGCCCCGGCAGCGCCCGCCCCGGTCGATCCTGACGCCGGACTCGAGGCAGAGGACCGTGAGAAGCTCAAGGTTCTGCATTACATGGCCCAGCAGGACCCGAAACTGGCAACCAAGGAGCTGGAGTACCGAAACTTCCTCAAGAAAGAGCAGGCTTACGTCTCCAAATGGGTCAAAGAGCACCCTGGCCAGGCCTTCGAGGGCGAGGATTCCGAGCACGAAGACTTCTACGAGCGCGAAACTCCCGATTTGGACGACAAACAGGTCCAGCGGTGGGAGACGGAGATGATCGCGGAGGAGAAAACGAGCCGGATGCTCGAGCGCGACCGCCAGGAACGGCACAGCACCACCCTCGTTGAGACCATCCGGGCCAATATCACGGATACGAACCGGGCCATTGCCAAGGACGTGCTCGCGGAGGTCGCCGGGAAGGACATTAAGACCCTAAAAGCCCTCGCCGATGACGATCCCCTCGCCGCTGAAGCTGTTTATGAGGCGGTCGCGACTGCCCAGTCGATCATCACGGCCTCGGAAGCCCTCCTGACCGCCGGAACACCCTACAAGGTGAACCAGAATGACCCGTCTCATCAGGAATTGCTCCACCGGCTGCTGCATCCACCCGAAACCCTCCCCGATGGGACCCAAAGTCTCAGCTACGAGGGTGAAATAGCAGCCCTACCCGCGGCCGAGCAGGTTTGGACGATGCAAGATGGGACCCGGAAGCCATTTGCCACCCTGGAACAGTTCAATCGGATGCCACCCGAGCAGCGAAGCCGATATTGGACCTTAGTTAACCATCCCGAGATCGTCGCCTCCTTTGTTCGTCGCGATGCCAGGGCGGAAGTGAAGCAGTTAGTCGAAAAAAAGCATGCAGCAGCCAGAAAGACGGCTACTAAGCTAGGATTTGCCCCCCCGGTTCCAAATCGAAATCCGGTTGCAGAGAATGGAGAGCAAAACGGTGGAACACCCCCGTCAACAGGGGATAGAACGAGTTCTCCGTCTCTAAGTGATAGTGCCCAACCTGTCACTACGCTAAACCCGCAAACCGCTGATTCAGGAAACTTAGCTGACCTCATCAGCAAGGGTCTCTTTGGATGATTGAATGGGGAGTGACGCCTGAACACGGCGCCACTCTCTATGCCAGCACCAACAGTAAATCCGATCTACGGGACCCAGTGCGCGCCCGTCTTCGGCAACACCTACGATACCTGCGGGGGCGCCTTCAGTCGCTCGCAGCTCTCCACTCTCAATGAGACGCAGATCAAAGCGCTCTTTGTTACGGGGACCCAATTCAACGAGGTCGAGTATGTCCTGAAGCATCAGTTCGACATGCTGACCTGCGGGATCAAGAGAAACGGATTCTACGAATGGATCACCTCTTCA